CTCCGTCCTCGTCGTCCCTTGCCAGCTTGACGTAGATCGCGCGAGCCGCTTCCGGCGTGCTGACCCGGCTTTTTGGCTCTTCCAGTGTTTCTGGATCGAGCCCTTGCAGCTCGTCCAACGCTTTCTCGGAGGAAGTGAAGAGGGACATGGGGGTCGGTTAAAGACGTTCGCGGCCGAGAGACATGCTTGGATTGACCACTAGGGTGACAGCGGTGGTGGCTGAGACATTGACGTTAATTTCATTGGTGCTTCCCACGTTCACCAGTGTCAGCTCACCAAGAGCGTTGACCAACGTCGAAGTGCCTGTCGTGTAATTAACCGCCGTGATAGTCCCGGCAACATTGGTCAAATACTGGGCGCGAACAGTGCAAGTGCCGATTGTGCCTGAAACAGCCAGCGTGTAAGAAGAGCCTCGCGGCACACTGAATTGGTAATTTCCTGCGGCAGTGACGGATTGAGTGCTTGGCTTCATGGTCAAATTGCTTGTTGCAACGACACTCTGTTGCTAAAGATGAGGGGAAAGTCAAGGAAAACTAGCGAAAGCCCCTTCAGCGCCGCATCTTCCGACCACACACCGTGGCAAGGCCCTTCTTCTCACGAGCCTTTGTCCACCCTTGGTTGGCGGTTTTGGACACTTTCTTGACCTCCTCGGATCGGAACCGCCCCATCGTGATCGCCTTCTCGACGAGCAGGTTGAGCACATCCGCCCGGTCGGGAGAACGCTTGAGCCGCTTCTTCGCCTCCTCCTTGCTCTCGACACGCACGGTGCGTCCTTCCTTGTCGTGGTATTCCCGCTCGACCAGCTCGGCCATCGTCTCATTGCTCAGGCCGGTAATCTGACCGGATCGGAAGAATTCCTTTGGCTGAATCCACAACTCCGAGTTCTTGTTGTAGAATCCAACGTTCTCGTTTCTGAATAGAATGGTGCGGTCCGACGCCTTGCCTTGAAAGTTGATCTTTTGCACCGCAGGGCTCCACTCGACGCTGACGACGTCTCCAAAAGGTGTTCCCGCCCCCGTGTTGTCTTGGATCGCATTACACGGCTTACACCCCCACTCCTGACACTCCGCCTTCCATTTGCGCACGATCTGGTGGGTCAACGGGGTGGTTTTGTCTTGGATGTCGTCCTCCAGCGTTTTCTCCAGACAAATGTGCATGTGGTCGCGGCCGTTGACCCGTCCGAGCTTGGCATAGCCTGTCTGACTGCGGTCGCCGTCGCGTGAGAACGACGGGTCGATGGCGGATAAGACTTCGGGATGGGAATCCCAGTCAGGCTCGAATTGTTGAAGCGCGCCGCAGTTCATGAACTCAACCTCGGAGTAGATCGAATTGGCGGACCCGTCCGGACACCAGAATGCCTTGACGAAGCGATAGTAACCGCGCGACTTCTTGCCGCCCCGCTGCCCGGCAATCCGGTCGCAATACGCTTGATCCGGCTGCCAGTAGAGCAGATGACGGCCGTTGGCGTCCACCATCTCAGGATGCCGGATACGGGGCGAGTCCTCCGCATTGAACCGTCGGCACTTGCCGAACTTGGTCCGCCATGTCATCTGCGCCTCGTTGATCGACTTCCAGCCGTCCGCTGGCTCGCACAGGTCGCCGAACGGATCGGTCAGCTTGTCAGGGTTGGCCATGCCTGCAAACGTCAGCGTTTCGTTGGAAATCAAGTTCTCGCTGGCGGTCTTGAGGATACCCGGATGCAGCTCGTTCTTCTCGTCCGCCGCCACAATAACGTGTGGGTTCTTGATTCCCAGAAGCTCCTTGGACGCTTCCTCACCATCCGCCTTGCCCGCCGCCTTCAACACAATACCTGAATTCCTCCATAGCTTGCCGTTCTGGTCCACCCCCTTGATATAACCATCCGAGTCGATCAACTTGCCCGGACATCCCATGATCGACGCCTGCCCCCATAGCTGCGTCACCGACTTCCATACCCGCATCCGCGCGTCCTGCTTGGTCGTGGACATGACGATGAAGAACGTCTCGGCCGGACGAGCCCAATACCCCATCAGTCCGTAGAGCGCTACCGCATCACTCTTGCCACTGGAAGAGCAACCGGCAAACCCGCAGAAGTTCTTTTCGCCCTTCTCAGTGATGCAGTCCTGCAAAATCTCTTCGGTCCATTCGTTCCAGATCACCCGCCGGATCGAACCCGGACAGTTGAAC